TCACATGGAGAGCATACGCGCGCGGAAATCAATCCATCGACAAGTATAAGCCTGCCGAGACCGCCAACAATGCAATCGATGCTCTTGCCATCGTCCAAAACGAAAAGGGTCGTATCGACTGGACGAGGATGCAGGAGCTTACCGGCCAGACTCCGAAGGAGATGCAAAAGGATCTTGGCGATCTGGCGTTCCAAAACCCAGAGGGGAAGGCATGGGAACCGGCAGACGAGTATCTATCTGGAGAGGTACGCAAGAAATTGGCTGCCGCAGAAGCAGCGGCTCGAAAAGACAAGACCTATGAGCGCAATGTAGAAGCGCTAAAGCAGGTTCAGCCAAAGGATCTGGAGCCAGAAGAAATCAATGCTCGTATGGGAGCGTCCTGGATTCCCAAGGAGGATATCCGCGACTTCATTTCTGAACTGCTAGAGGTTCCTGTCCGCACCGTCCAGGTCGGACACTCTGAGGCGCTCGCGAGTTGGACCGTCAATCTGACCGGACAAACCAACACCGTCGCGAACTCAAAGACCTATGGAACATCGCGGCTTTACGGACACAACCTCATCGAAGATGCGTTGAATCTTCGCAATCCAACAATCTACGACACGATTGGTAGCGGAGATGACAAGAAAACCGTTGTCAACGAAAAGGAAACTCTGGCCGCTCGCGAAGTTCAACAGGCCATCAAAGACAAGTTTGCGGAGTGGGTTTGGCAGAACGAGGCTCGTGCAACACGCCTAGCGGAAGGGTACAACAACGAATTCAACGGACTTCGCCTCCGCCAATTTGATGGATCACACCTGACGTTCCCCGGCATGTCCGCTGGGTTGACGCTGCGACCCCACCAAAAGAATGCTATCTGGAGAATGCTTCAGTCCGGAAACACCCTACTGGCACACGTCGTTGGAGCCGGAAAGACCCTGGAGATGGTCGGCGGGGCAATGGAGATGCGCCGTCTCGGTCTTGCGCGAAAGCCAATGATCGTAGTCCCGAAGAATCGCGTAGCCGGTACCGCAGAAGAATTCCTACGAGCATATCCAGGTGCAAATCTTCTAGTGATGAGTTCCGAGGACTTCACCAAGGACAATCGCCAGAAGATGATGGCCCGGATTGCAACTGGTAATTGGGACAGCGTTATCGTGTCCTACGAGTCCTTTGAGCGCTTGCCTGTAAGTGACGAGACGTTCAACGGATACCTGGAAGAACAGATAGATGATCTGGAAAACTACATCTATCAGGCCAAGGGAGACAAAGCCGATGCGCGTCTAGTAAAAGAGCTTGAGAAGTCCAAGAAGCGCCTGGAAGCAAAACTCCGCAATAAGGCTGACAAGGAAAGCAAGGATACAGGTGTCAAGTTTGAGGAACTAGGTGTAGATCAACTCCTGGTAGACGAATTCGACTCTTACAAGAATCTATTCTTCCCAACAAAGATGACGCGCATTGCCGGTATTCCAAACACGGAATCTAAGCGTGCCTTCGATATGTATATCAAGAGTTCACATATCGTCAGGAAGAACGGTGGAAAGCGCGGACTGGTCGCGGCAACCGGAACGCCAATCGCGAACACGATGGCCGAAATGTGGACCATGCAGCGCTATCTACAGCCGCAATATCTTCGCGATCACGGGATGCAGCACTTCGACGCCTGGGCGCAGACCTTTGGCGAGGTGCGCCCGTCGCTGGAAGTGTCTACCGACGCCTCTGGATTCAAGATGACGAATCGCTTCTCTCGCTTCGTCAATATCCCGGAGCTTGTGTCTGGGTTCCGGCTGATGGCTGACGTTCAGACTGCCGACATGTTGAAGTTGCCGGTGCCAACCATTAAGGGTGGTGGAGCGCAGACGATTTCGGCCAGCGCAAGCCAGTGGCAACAGGCTTATCTTAAGGAACTGGCAGCAAGGTCGAAGGCCATTAAGGATCGCGTTGTGAAAGATCCACGCATAGACAATATGCTGAAGATCTCCACGGATGGCCGCAAGGCTGGTCTGGACTATCGCCTGATCGACCCCTCCGCGCCAGACCATCCAGGGTCCAAAGTCAACAAAGCTGTCGATTCTGTATATAAGATCTGGAATGATACGAAAGACAAGAAGTCCACCCAGCTCGTATTTCTTGATTTTTCGGCTCCGCGCGATGACAACCGATTCAGCGTCTCAGATGACCTAAAGGCCAAGCTAATTCGTAGAGGTATTCCGTCCAATGAGGTTGCGTTCATCCACGAAGGAGATACGGAAGCGGCCAGCGAACTTCTATTCCAGAAGGTAAACGACGGTCGCGTTCGCGTGCTCATCGGATCTACCCAGAAAATGGGAGTGGGTGTTAACGTACAGCGCCTACTAATTGCCGAACACCACCTAGATGCTCCCTGGCGTCCGCGCGACATCGAACAGCGCGAGGGCCGCATGTTGCGCCAAGGTAACACGAATTCCGAGGTAGAAAACTACCGCTATGTAACTGAGCCGTCATTCGACGCCAAAATGTGGGATACCCTCAAGACAAAGGCGTTCTTTATCGGTCAAGTCATGCGTGGAGATATCAGCGTACGTACTGCTGAGGATGTCTCGGATTCCGCGCTGAGCTACGGAGAAGTAGCGGCTATTGCTTCCGGTAACCCCGCGATCCGCGAGAAGACCATCATTGATGCCGAGGTTCGAAAGCTTGATTCGCTAAAGGCTCGCCACGACCAACAGCAGTCTGCCCTTCGTCGCGACCTGCAGACCATTCCTCCGCGCATTGCAAATGCCAAGGACATGATTAAGCGTGCCGAGACAGATATCAAGACGCGCGAAGATCACAAGCCGGAATACACCATCGGCAAAGAGACCTTTACGGGTGACGATGCTCGCAAACGCGCCGCCGAGGCTCTACACGCGATCCTGGAACAGCATCGCGGGGATAGGATGCTGGCTCATGGCGTTGAGGGCTCCGCTCCGCTGCCAGTGGGCATGTATCGCGGATTCCGCCTAGAAGCCTACACGAATCTCCTGCAGGTTCCAAAAGAGGGAGAAAAGGCTCCGCTTCCCGACATCAAGATCATCGGAAAGTTGTCTTACACATCCAGCACCAATCAGTACGGCGCTCCCCTTGGCACTCTTCAGAGCATCGAGTCCAAGGTAGCAGGTATTAACAATATCCTGGACGCTCAAAATACAGATCTGGAACGGGAAGAGAAGCGCCTCGCCGATACCAAAGAAGAATTGAAACGCCCGTTTGAACAAGATGAAAAGTTGAAGGCTCTGACAGCCAAACAGAAGGAACTAGCCAAGCAGCTTCAAATCAACGAACAGGATGTTCAGGCGCTAGGATCGGCACCGTCTGATGTATCGGCTACTCCAGAAGAACCATCCGCATTGGAAGGCGAAGGAAAGCTAGACATCCAGGACAGCCCCGGAGAGCGCGGTTCTGCGCCGATCCTAGTAGATGTAGCCAAATACCTCAATGACAAGTTTGGCGAAGAGGCAGTACGAGCAAACTACAGCGGCATTGGTGCGCTTGAGACAAGGGCGATCCGTAACCTTTCTCAGACCGAGAAAGCCAGCGCCCCAATTCACACCGCTGCGATCCGCGCAGCATCTTCGAAGGGTCAGGCGTCCACCATCTTAAGGGCCGGTGTTCCGCAGATCAAGCAGGCTCTTTCCGGAAGCGATCACACCTGGGAAGAACTGCGCCTTGCTTTGATGGAGAGCCGCCTGCGTGGTATTCGCGAGCGCTGGAAGGACTTCGCCATCCAGGCACAACAGGCCACCAACGAAGAACTAGAAAAAGGATTCTCTGATTCGTTCGGGGTTCTACTGGACGCGATCCACGGAAAAAAGGATATCCCTCAGGATGTGGCGCAGACCGCCGCAACGCTCTTGGAGCATGAGGACTTCGACACGCTGCGCTCATTCCTAGCCGACACTTTCACCGATGCCGCCGATCAAGTAGCAACTGTGATGGAGCCGGAATGGTACGACGACGTAACAACGGACCCGAACGTACAGAAGGCGCTAGGCGTTTACAAGAAACTGATGGAAGCTCCGATTGCAGAGAACCACGCTCTTAACGAAGGCGTGTTCTCGAATGCTCTTGGTCCGCTGAACACCTACTATCCACTGGTTCCATTGGAGCGCGAACAGGTTTCTGGTCCTGGCCGCAGGCTGCCGTACCGCAAACCGCGCAACATCGCAAATCAGTTCGCTACCGGATTGTCAGAAGACTACGACGTGAGCACCTCAGCCTTCCGCGACAGGCTGGCGGCAGCCGTTCGATCAAACGACAAAGCCGCGTTGATTAAGACCATCCAAAACGAAGGATGGCTAGAGCCACTCGGAAAAGGACCAAAGCCGACAAGCTTTATCGGTCCAAACGGAGTTGAGTATCAGCCGGAATTCGTAGAAACGGCTCAAGCCAGAACGCTCATCAAAGACGGCAAGATCATCCACGCGCCCGCGCAGATGAGCGCTATGCCGAGTTGGCTGGCTCGTGAACTGGCTCCGATCCTGGAGCGTGAGCGCAACATGGCTCCGACGCTGGCAGATAAGATCATCAGAGCGTTGAATACCTACTCTCTGGCTGGACCGGCTGACGCCGCATTCCACTCTGCTAACCTACTGGGAACGCTGATTGCCAACACTCCATATCTGGATAATACGGCTGCCTGGAAAGCCGCCTCATTGCCGATCATCAAGAAGTTTGGGGCTATCGTAAAGATCGCACTGACAGATCCAACAACAGAGGAAGCAGCCAAAGACATGATCGAAATGGCCAAGCTTGGCCTTATTCCGGATCGTTTCGGATCGGTTGAATACAGCAAGGCGGCTGCCGACGAACTGGGCGCAGATACCAGTTTCAGTTTTGCTCCGTTGCTGTTTGGCCGCAAGGGTCTCGATATCCGAGCGCGGCTGGCGATGTACAGGCTTGCCAAGAGTATCAATCCAGGAGCTACCCCACAAGAATTACACCACTTCGTAAACCAGCTTGGTAACTACGTACCTGCGCTTCAGGGAGAGATCGAGCGCGGCCTTAAGAAGACCGGCTTGTCTCCGTTCTACACCGCTGGATCTACGATGCTCCGCAACGGAATCAATGCCTGGACCGGCGCTGGACCTATGCCAAAGAAGGGCATCGGCTTGAGAATGTGGCAGCAGTTAACGGTGGGAGCTATCGGAACACTTGCGGCTTGGGCGCTGATTCACCACGCGATCCACGGGAAGTATCCGTGGGACGACAAGAACTCCAAGCTTATGGCGATTCCAGTACCAGAGCAGTATCGTCACACAAAACTAGGCGAAGCCCTTTGGGGTAAGGGTAATACAACCGGTTACATTAGTTTGGGATTCTTCAACCCGCTCATGACTCGCGGCGCTCGCGCCATGGGACTTCCCGGAGCATACGAAACCAAGATGCTTAAGGGTAGCTCCGGTCAGATGGTCGAAGCGGCCCAAAAGGACTTCCTAAACGCGATCACTCAGCCAGCCATGGGGCCTATTCCCCGTGGTCTGTTTGTGGGATTGACTGGAGACGAGCCCTACTTGACCGGAATCCGCGACCGCAGCGGAAAGCTAACACCAGAGTTTTTTCCGGCAATTCCTCCGCGCACTCCAGCGCCCGCACTAAAAGAACGCGCGGCGGCGGCGAGCGGCGAGATGAACGCCTTCTATAAGAAGCTGGGAGTTGCTGTCGGAATGCTTCCAGAGGGCCGCGAAGACAAAGCCAATCAGTGGCTCCGCATGATTACCGATTTGGTGTTCCCTGGACTGGTGGGTACTCCGAGCAACCAGACACAAAAGGCTGGATATCTCGAACAGCAGCGCAGGGGAATGAAGAAAAGTAAGTGACCTCGGAACATTTTAGCGACAAAGAACTGGCATGTCACGGCAAGACGTGCGGACCAACTAAGACTGGGTGCCACGTAAACCTTGTTCAGCAATCGCTACTCGATATTCTAGAGGCTTTCCGGGCGGCGGTCGGAAAGCCGGTGCTCGTTGACGATGCATACCGGTGCCCTATCCATAACGCCGAGGTTGGCGGAATGCCACACTCAGAGCATCTTCAGGGCATCGCGGCTGATATTCGAGTTGACGGCATGACCGCAGCGCAGCTTGAAGCCGTGACGTTAAAGATCCCCGCAATTCGCGGCCTCGGTCGCGACGACGTTGACCAATACGTTCACGTTGACACGCGCCAGATCCCGTACCGCTGGTGCTACAAGCACGATGAGACGACGAAGCAAGTAAGCGTTGTCGCCTACTACGCACCAAAGACCATAGCAGTTTAAATTCTCGATTATCCAGACCTGGATAATTCCCAAAGGACAAGTGTAATTTATGGACAACCAGACTATCTGGCAGATTTTTATCGCCATGCTGTGGCCCTACGTTCAGGAGTGGTGGAAGAACAGCCAGCTTGGCATCTTCGCCTGGATTGGCGACAAGACGAAAGGGATAAACATCTTCCTCAGCGCCTTCGTCGCTGCCTTGACTACCGCTGGTTTCCATTTCTCGTGGACGGTGAATCCAGCCGGTGGTCACAACCTTGGTGTGTATATCCCCTCGGCTGTCCTTCTCGCCAAATTCGCAGCACAGTGGGCTATCCAGCACGGGATGTACACCAAGTTGATTCAGGACCCGAAGACGAGTCAAGCGATCCTGGCCGAGCTTCAGAAGATCAGCGCGAACGGTGGGCAGAAATAATGCACATCTCGACGGAACAATGGAAAGTTGGACTGATTGTTGGCCAGTATGTTTTGCTGCCGGTGGCAGTGTGGGCCACAAGGCACATCTTCAATGATGTTGTGCGCACTGCAGTGCGGGAGGAAATCGCTCCGCTCGATAAAAAGATCGACAAGCACATCGAGGATGACGAGGCCGAGTTCAGAACCATCAGGGATCTAGTTATGCAAAAGCATGGGGGAATGTACTAAGTGAAAAAGATAATTCTGTTGTTCGCGTGTTCTGTCGGCCTGTTCGGCCAACAGTTTCGCTCGTCAAATCAAGATCCAGTAGGGTCTTGCACGAGCGACGTGGTGTTCAACTTCATAAACGGAAAGCTCTGGGGCTGCATTAACGGATCTTGGTCCAACCTAGTAGCTTCGGGCGGTGGCCTTTCGGTTGGCGTGACCGGAATTACGGGAGGAACCAACGGGAGAGTATTGTACGACAACTCGGCCATCCTTGGAGAGTTGTCTATTCTCTCGCGTTCAATCGGAGGCACAAACAACACTGCAGGCGCAACGCCGCAGCTATTCTTTGGGACGGCGGCACCTGGGAGCATAAGCGGTAATCTTCCGGGCGACCTCTTTTCCGACACGACGAACCACAACGACTACTGGTGCAACGCGCCGAGCGGCACGGCTGCGCCAGCGTGTACGGCGGTAACGACAGGAGGCTGGACGATATTAAATGGCGGAGGCGGAGGATCAGGCACGGGCGCAACCTACGTGGGCGTGCTTTCCGGTATCCCAGCTACCTGCACGCTTGGGCAGTACGCCCTTATCACGGATGCCACGGTGGGCGAGCAGTTTTACACCTGCACGGCTACGAATACGTGGATTCAGCAATGGACGCCGCTTCCTGGGTCGTGCGTGACGCTTTCGTTCAACCCTACAACGGCGGCTGAGACATTTTCGGTTGATCCTAACTGCACGCTTAGCTCGCCGACTCCCGGAGCAACGCCGAACCTCAACACGAACGGCAGCCAGAAGCTCGCTATCGCGGTCTGTACAACTACTTGCACAGTCACAGTTCCAGTTCCAGCGCATGACTTTCAGTTCTGCGTGATGAACGACGACAATGTGAGCACGGTTATCACGATGTCTGCGCTGGGTTCCTCAGCGCGTTATGAGAATACCGGGCGCACGGCTTACGGGACAGCAGGCACGGGCACCTTCGTGAGCGGCGGAGCGGTGGGGGACATGGTTTGCATCTACGGGCGCGACACCACGCATTATCTGACCACGACGTTTAAGGGTACATGGACGGCCAATTAATATGCGCAAAATTCTTCTATTTTTACTGGCGTTCGCTTCGCTTTCCTCAGCGCAAATCCTCACGCCTATATCGTTCGCTCCGACCGCAGCGGCTCCCAGCAAGGGTGTGGTTCAGGGCTGCGTCGCTCCCACCTTGGCTGGTGCTCAAACTGCAATTTCCTGTACATTCGCAAGCAATATCACGGCAGGGCACACGCTTGTGTTATGCATGGTAAATATCGGTCCCCGGACACTCGCATGGACAGGAGATTCTAACTTAGGATCGCTTGTCACCGTCATTGCTAACTATCAGTTCGACACTGTAAATCAGGTTTATGCAAATTGTATTTATCTTTTGTCGGCAGGTGGTGGAGCGACCACAATCACCGCTACCTCTCTGCTGGATTATCCATCTATGTTTGGACTTGAGCTATCCGGCACAACATCCTTTGACGTTTTCGCCCAATCGGCAGCAAATCAAACCGGAGCGGGGCCATTTAACAGCGCCTCGGGCACCACTACCAGCAACGGGGATTTGCTAACGGCAATTACCTATTACGGGGGAGGTGGTGGGAATACTTTTTCAGCCGGAACCAACGTGTCATGGTCGCTTGTGGCTTCAGCTACTAGCAATTCTAACGGCAATGCGGCTGAGTCATACGTGCAGCCTACGGCGGGCTCAGTATTCGGATCTTTTGGCGCAACTCTCAGCGGACAGCCCTGGTGGACGGTATTTTTTTCCTGGAAATAGTTTATGAAGAAACTTCTCTGCATTCTGCTCTGCTCGCCGATCTGGGCGGCCAACATCTATTTCGGCAGCGCAGGCAACGACAGCACAGGCAACGGTTCGATCTCGACGCCATATAAGACCTTTGGACGCACGCTGAGCGGCTCCGCGCCCATCGCGGCCTGTGGTGACACCATCATCGACATTGCCGATGGCAGCTTCGTCAACTATGACGCGGCGCTGCCGTATTTTGCAGGCTGCAATAAAACCACCACGGTTCAAAGCTCCAAGTGGAATCTGTTTCCTCCTGCCGGTACGCGGACGAATCCAACCAATGATTCATCCAACTACGGCAAGGGGCAAGTAACGAATGGTGTGAGCGCTACGTCTCTGGCCGAGACGCACGGCACAGGGCTTATCAACGGCGGCGGTACGACATGCATCCTTACCCAATTGACGCCGGACATAAACTATTATTGTGATGCGGATTCGACGAGCCACACATGGCCGGATCTAGCGAATGGGTCACAGGTCTATTTTGACTTAGCCCAAGGCGGTAACGCCACGCAGATCATGCCTTCCGGCCTCACGCAGTTCACCAAATATTACGTTAGGGATTGCGTAGTTTCGCTCGGGACGTGCGTGCAATTTAATGTCGCGCTGACTCCTGGTGGAACCGCCGTGAACCCTGGAACCTGCACGGCTCCCTGCATCTTGAACGATGTGATTCTGGGCGTGCCGATTCAGGTGAACGTGAGCACGTCCACGTTTACAAACAACGTCCCGGTGAACTATCCGCTTGGAGCGAACTGGGTGAACGGTATCCCCGTCACCTTTGCTGCGACAGGAGCACAACAATTCGGAACCGCCCCTGCGCCCTTACAGCTTGACACGACCTATTACGTTTGCAATCTCAGCGGGCAAAGCTGGCAGGTAGCAACCGATTCGGGATGCTCCAATATCGTGACTCTGACCAATATCGGTTCTGGGCCTCTCGCATCTGGAGGCAATCAAATACCGAATAATTGGGCATTCCGAGGACTTGAGATTGAGGATGCCTCGGGCGGGGTATTCAATTTTCTGATTATTGGAAACGCTCAGGAAACAAGCTCTTTGCTCGGATCGGCCAGCCGCTTTGAGTTCGACCACGTTTACCTGCATCAGCAGGGAGGCTCTACGAGCCCCAGCACTACGGGAGTCCTAGAAAATGCCCGGTATTTATGGATTCATGACTCCTGGATTTCCGGTTTTACCAGCGGTGAGGCGCATGCTGTTTCTGGCTGCGGAGCCATCGGCCCGACACAGATCTCTAATAATTTCCTTGAGGGGTCTGGTGAGAACACCATCTATGGTGGCTGTGGGAGCCAAAGTGGAGCGACGAATCAGGCGCATACGTTCACGAGCAATTACTATTTCAAACCGCCGCCGTGGAAGGTGACGCAAGCGGTTGCCATAGCAGTGCATGGCGCGGGCGGGAGCGGGAGCGGGTACGCAGTCAATGATACCTTCTCGATTAGTGGCGGGGGCGGGAATGCGACCGGAATAGTCAAGTCTGTTAGTGGTGGCGTGGTTACTGCGGTGGCTTTTACAAGCGCAGGTTCAGGGTATACCTCAGCGGGAAATGTGAGCACTACTGCGACAAGCGGTAGCGGAACGGGGCTTGTCGTAGATATAACGATTACCGTTTATAACCACGTTCCAACGGGGAATTGTTGGTATGACGCCACATCCGATCCGCTAAACGCAGGAGGAGAATGGTATCAGGATTCTACGCTTCAGTGGTACCAGTGTGGTTCAGATTTAGCATGGCACACGACCGCGAGCACGCCCTTCAACTGCAATGCCGGGACAGCCGTATGCGGCAGCCCATTCTTCAAAGACATCGCCGAGCATAAGAACGGCCTTAACTTTACCTACATTGGAAACGTCCTGAACTACTCCTGGGCTCAGGCACAGTCTGGCGAAGCATGGAATAACTCAGCAGAGCCGGGGTCTGGTCCGGGGATGCAGGATCGCAATATCACGATCTCGTACAACGCGGTCTTCCACGTTTACGAGCCATTCGTGCGCGTTAGTTTTTGCGGTTTTGGAGTGATTACTTGTCCTCAACCGTCAGGCAACCACATTACAACCAACAATCTATTTGTGATCGACCCGAACAGTTGCGGAGTCAATCTGGTGGGATGCGGTTATTTAGGCTTCGATCAGCCCATCCAGTGGTCCCAGCCGATGCCACTTGTGAACAGTGTCATCGAGGCGGGGATTCATAATACCACCTGGGGACCGGATAGCGGCTTTCAGACCAATAATACACCTGCAATCTTAGATCCGGGCGATTCAACTTGCGCGGGCATCCCTTACGTTTACAACGTCACACACAAGAACAACTTGCATGTGGGAGACTATCACGGGCAGTGCTGGACTCCAACTTCCAGCCCTAATTCAATCTCGGCGTTTTACATCACTTCCACGTTCACCAATAACGTCCTGAAGGGCGCGGACTCGACGGGATACAACAACACTGGTGGGCAGTTCAACAAAGCAATGACTGGCTTTCCGGCGAATAATGCCGCGATTGGCTTCTCTAACGCATCGCAGTCCAGTACGAATGTATCGGACTTTTGCCTGGGGAATACGAGCCCATACAGCGCGCAGAACGGAAGCGCAACTTTGTTATCTGACGATGGCACGGATCTTGGCGTAGATTGCCAGATGCTCGCCATGATGACCAGCGGGGCAAAAGCTGGCGTGCGGAACTGGGACGTGGCCGCGCATCTCTTCTACGACATCGGCAGCACATCGGTTGTGATTCGCTATACCGCGCCCACCTCGGCGGCTTGCACAGCAACGCTCTACAGCGCTCCTGCAAGGATCAGCGGCAACCAAGTGGCTCAGGTGGCCGACAGCGCCGCTACCAGCGTGCAGAATGGCCTTGACCGCAACCTGCTCATTACGGGGCTGTCAGCATCGACCGCCTACTACCCCAAGCTCGATTGCGGCAACAACATCGTCATGATCGGCACGGGCGGCGGCCAGTATCCCTTCACCACGAAAGCGGCCGGGAGCGGGACCACTAACTTCCCGTTCCTGTGGAGCGCGGCAACGGCCATGCAGTACGGCAGCACGCTCTCAGGCGGCGCGATCGTGAGCCCCACGGTGCTGAGTGCGGCAACGACGCAGCCTATCCCGGTAGTTCATGGGACGCCCGAGTATGCCCAAGTGGGCACGACGGGGCCGATCACGATCCTCATCAAGCCGTAAAATGGGAGGGGCCGCTCACTTGCCCCTCCGTATCTCGGCGGCTATGGCCGCGCGATCCCGAAAACACCAGGAAACCTGCTGGGTTGGATTGGGATTAACTTGCTTTAGCCACCAATCCAACATTTCCGTATCGCTCGGCATCGGATGCACGATCTCCCAGTCTGTGGCCCTAATACGTTGTGCTGTTAATTCCATTCCGATGACTCCTTCCGCATAGAGCGGCGTCCACAACGGAACCCGAATGCGCGTGTCCAGTGGCAGCTTCCCCTCTCGCACATCGCGCAGGATCTCCCAAAGTTTCATTTTGTCTCCTTCTCTTTCCCCGCTCTCTCCAGCGCGTCAGCAATGCGTTTGAGTTGCTTGTGCAAATCAACGCTCATACATATTATTTGCACCGCAATGCAAATGCCCACAATCAGAATCATAGAAGCGATCAACATCATCCCTTCTCACCTCCCGCGCTCTCTTTGGTGGCTGCGAGGGCGGCACTATAGCCACAGTCACATTCGCCGCCGTGTGGTTTGGTGGGCCAAATCATCCTACAATCTGGATAGTGGATTCCAAACTTTTTCAGCGCCTCCAGCAACTTCTTCTCCCGCCCCTCTGCCTCTGCGATGCGTTGTTCGGCTGCGGTGAGTTTCATGTGAAGTTCATCGATATCGCGATATGCTGTTGCGACTTGTCCTTGTGTGAATGTCAACAACCCCTCGTGGTCGCTTTGATATTCCCGGGCCGCATCCCGCTCCGCGATCAGCCGTGCGTTTTCGGCGCGGAGCACTGCGATCTCACGACCAGCACCCAACCACGCCTCTTGAGTTACTCGTTGTTCTTCACTCAGCCGCTCGAACTCGCGGCGAACTCGCTCCCTATAAATCTGAAAGCACGAATCGCAGTGCGGTCTTTGCCCATCTCCGTGAAGGCAGATTATGGGCTTCAGGATCTCTTCAAGGTTTGTCACTTTGCTCCTTCTCTTGCGCGGGTGCGCCGCCCAATTCATCAATCCGACTAATTGCCGCCACCCGGGCTGTACCTTATGGCCTCCCTCCCCGTATACGTTCTTTCGGGATCAGAGAGCACCATCTTAACGGCGATGATATTGAACTCATTGTCTCGGCCCAACGCATGATTTACGAGAATCGCAACATCCATGCACGCAGTCCTCCCGTTATCTCCACTAAGCATTCGCTCAGCGGCCCGTTTTACTGCTAGTTTGATATCTTCGTGTTTCATAGTTTCCTTTCTGAATTCAGTCTTCCTTGCCATTGTGAATTGATCGATTCGACTAACTTTAAAATCTTCTCAGTAGCGCTCAGTGCATCCCAATCGTCCCATGTCATGAGGCCATATTCCTTACGCAACACATCAAGCGCATCCATCAGCCGCAGATGTTCCCGCAGTATAGCTTCGTAGCCTACTTTGGGATCGCGGGTTAGAGCGATGAAAATAATGTCTTCATCGCGTTTAATTTGTGAACAATCGATTTCGTATCCGGTTTGCCACGGCCCTTTCGTCGCCCGCTCGCACACTTCCTGTGCTGCGATATTTTGTGCGCGGGTCATTTGCAAAGTTCCTCCACTAGTCGGCGCACAGGGGCGCAGCGTTCACATATTCCCCCCATGTGGGACGTAGAGCACCTCTCCGCATCTGCTATCGCTTGCAGGGCGAGCTTGAATGCCAAAGTCTCTGCATGGGAATGATTACCGTAGCCGAGAATAATGTTTATCTTGCGCTGCGCCTGTTCCATCGAGTTCATCTTGCCTCCAGGGCTTTAGGTTTTTGCAATTTCCACGGACGGGCGCACTCCCACCACTGCGAAGTGTCCAGAAGATCCCCTTCCGCTGCTTCGATTGCTCGTTCGCCCAGCTTGGCGTAGGAGTTGACGGCGGCGACGATGAGTTGTGTGTTGGCTTCGATTTCAGCAGTGTTCTTACCGTAAATGCGGTTGGTAATAATCTGATTCCAATTGCCGGAATGGATCGCCTGTGCTGTCTCTGGAAGCTTCCCACAATAGGAATCCTTGAACCACTCCCACGGCGTTGCTGTGTACTTTGCCATTTTCTCCCTCGCTCCCTAGGCTAATCTTTATGTGCGCGTCCAGCTTCCAGAATGGGAAGATTCGCCTCAGTGGGAACGTAGATGACGGAATGGTCTGTATCGATTTCCTCCATCATCTTGATCCACTGCCAGCGCAAATAGAGGCCGTGGGCCGTAAGTTGCTCGCCGATCTCCTTGATCTGCGCGGAGACAGCCTCAGCCTCGATGACAGCGGCTTTTTTGTTCAACTGCGCGGCGTCCAAGCGCCCCTGAGCTTGGAATACTTGAATTTGCTGCTCGTTCTTCGCGCGTTGCAAATCCGCCAATCCGGCTTGATGCGCAGCCCACACCCTCCACTTTGGATAACCCACCAATGACCACACGAGGATCAACGTCACGATGCCGCCAATCACCTCGAAAACATTTGTTAAATTAAAATCTTCCACATTTCCCTTTCTCTGCTATACCGCCCGTCTCCGCTTCGCCAGCGCCCTAAATTCCAGCCATGGATTTATCGTGGGCAGTTATGGCCACCGCCAGAGCCGCCCACAGGTGCGATTTTATCATGTACAGAGGTCCAGGACAAGACTTTTTTCCGATTGCCGCATCTTTCCCACCGAAGCGGTCTATTAGGGCGCAGCGAATGTTAGAGTCGTTCGCGCGGGCGCTGCCGCAGATATGCAGTTTTACCGCTTTTCTTCCAATACGGTCAACCTTGTCAGTGCCATAAGCTTGCGCGAATCTACCGGACCAGTAGACCGTCTCAAACGTCTCGTCGCCAACAGCGCCCATCCCTTGGTTCTCAATCTTTTCGATAACTAGGGGTGCCCTAATGTCCCCGTAGAGATATCTGATATCCTGTAGGACTTTGAGAATCTCTTCGTTGCTCTGCAATAAGCAATAGTTCGGAACACTGTCGAACGAGACCAACGCGCTCTGCGTAGGCCCAGGATCAAGCCCCAGCACTATCTTTCCTGCCACGTTTCTTCCCCTTTGGTTCCGTCCATTCCATCCTCCCTCCGCTGACATCCGCAACAACTTCCCCCACCAGCCAATCAAAAGCCTCTTCTGAAACACCGAGTCTACTTCTGCCTCTAAGCTCCTGCAGGTCTTTGCGGATCTGCTTTGCTAGATCTTCTTGCGCAACCATTCACAGATACCAGCGGAGGAGATCCACATCACCCACAAGAAAAACCCACCAACCCCAATTGGAAGGACTACGTTCATCGACAACCATAGGAAAAGCGGCTCAACTTGATCCGGAGGGAAACAAGAAGTAAACCAACACATCCGAACTTGAATGACAAAGCTCTCATACAGAAGACCAAGCATCGCAAGAAAGATGCTGGCCGTGCAAATTGTTTTTCTCATTTATCCTCCGTGTCTCTGCCGATGGCAGCGGCATTGAAATACCTTTCCAACTACGCGAAGGTTCGATAAGGCATCGTTCCTGCCGTGCGCTCCGCGACTCTTGATGTGATCTATCTCGTATTGGCCGTTTAGTTCGCGGTTGCACATGGCGCACCGACCCTCTTGTTGCCGATACTTCTCTGCTCCCCTCGCGTGGTATACGGTCTCGTGGAGCTTTCCAAGCTGCTTTTCCCGCTCAGATCGGTGCTCCACTTGGACGGTGAACTCGCGTCCTAGCTCTGGGTCTTTGGCGACAAAGGCTATTACGTCGCTGTTGTCCCAGATGATCTCTATTTCGCAGCCGGTCGCACGCTCTACGCACCTGGCCTTCCCTTGTATGGTTACCCCTCGCACTGTTCCAGCCTCGCAGCTAAAAAAGCCATCCATGCCCAATCACCAATGTGAGTAAACTGGATCTCGTCTTCCCCGGCAGACCCATTCCACTCGTTGAAAGCTGCGGTCATTTCAGTTCTCGCCTGAACGCTTACGCTCTCGAATACAGACATGTCCATGTCGTTGCAGCCGTGATTCCCGAATTCTTCCGATGCCATATTTAGCAACCGTCCCGCAACAATCCTCTCTGCGTCACTCACCTTTACCCCTCCCACCCGCTTCCGCGACACTCCCCAATCATCGCCAAGATAATTTCTGCCGGTCGATCCGTGCCTACGTGCTGGTGAATTCCAGTGCTGGATAAGAACGCCAGTATTTCGTCGATCTGATCTCGGTTACCCTCGATTGTGATTGAGTCCGAGGCCATTTCTCCGGGCGTAGCCTTGCCTTTAGACACGATCTCAGACTTTAGTTCGGATGCCGTCATATGCTCGGCCATAGCCAGCAACCGGTCCTGCTCGATGCTGTTCGGAAGCGAGTGCTGGCCGACGAGGTAAAGCTTTTCGATTCCGATCTCGGAATACTGCTTGACCGTTAAACTCGGGATCTTCTCGGATACGCTCTTGTATTTCCACAGGCGACCGTGGGAGATTCTGTACTTCTTCTTGATGTACTCTTCCAGGTCGCCAAGTTTGGAGTACCCTCCGACCTTCAGTAGGTCTGGGTTGCGAGCGGTCAGGCTCATCAGATTCCCCAGGACCGGCACCAAGACATCGTTCTCTTTGTCGTTGTGGCTAATTCTGGTGGCGGCGGCGTCGATCCATTCGAAGGTCTTAGAGTGGTCCTCGGGGATTAGTTCCGCAAGCGTATGTTCGCGGTGATCGCGGATGGCGACTGCTAGTTCTTGGTCTGGTGTCACGCGGTCACCAAAACCTGTTTGCGATTGCGGTAGCATTCCCAAGCCTTATGTCGAAATTCGCGATCCTCGCCGGATAGAGCCCGCTTCAGCGCCAGTTTGCGCCCGGTCTCGTAAACGAATTTGTCCTGCGGAACGCACTGGGAATTGCCAATTGAGTACGTTTCTTCGTTTTCTCGCGACTCTCCGCGATTAATAATGCAGGTCGTCTCTCTGCGTAGATCCGGCAGGAGGACGTACTTAAACCACAGCCGGTATGTTACTCCCTTGTGTGAGAAAATCATGGCTTTCCTTTCTCTTCTACTTCTGTTACTTCAATGCGGTATAGCTTACCGCCAAACCTGACATGCGACTTTCTACGCGCTATGATCTCTGCCAGCGTAACTGCGCCCTTTGGTGGTGTCGGCTTCGGTGCCGGTCTGCCGTTAAAGAACGTATCCAGGATTTCGGCAAAGGGATTTTGTTGTGTCATACACCGTAAGCCTGTATCTCGGCCTCGATCTCGCAAAACTCTTTGGTTTTGAATGCCCCAGCCATCCAGCAGAATCCGGAGCCGCAAACATCCAATTCTTTGATGATAGTGCCGCCTTTACCTTCTGGCGATTTACCCATAACCCATATCATGTCGGCCACGGAAAGAGCGGCCCTGACATCGTGAGTCACCACAATCACGGTGTTCTTTTCTGACCTGTCGGCAACCTTCCGAATGGTTTGGCACGCCAACTGAGCGTTGGCTCCATCCAGGGCAGAGAACGGCTCGTCAAGAAGCAACAGGTGAACTCCATCGGAAGATCGGCCTTCTTGGTTTATCAATTGACGGATGAGCGCAATCCGTTGCTGCATACCGCCAGATAGCTGGCTGAGATAGGAGTGCATATCGGAAAGCATGGAGAACTCTCGAAGGTAGGCTATCGCCCGCGATTCAGCGTCCGCTTCCTTCAGCCCCGCCGCCATCCCAGCGACCACGAGGTTGCCAATCACAGTGCGATTGGGAAAGAGCGGGAAGCGCTGAAAAACAACCCCAACCTGACCGGCAGCGATGGGGTTGTCCGATCCGTCCAAGTATACCCCGCCACTTGTCGGCTTCTCTACGCCTGCCAAGATCCTCAGCAGGGTGCTCTTGCCGACGCCGCTTGGCCCCAGGAATGCTACCACCTGACCGGCTACGAACCCCTCAATCTTTAGATCCTGAATGGTCGTATTGACGTTGGATAGAACCTCTTTCGACCCGTAGGACTTGCACACCTGCTCTATTCTGAGGATTGATCCTTCTCGGCGGTATGTCATCGCTTCAAGATCCATTCGTAGAACTTCATTAGCAGCCAGATTGCAAGGCCAACAGTGAAGATCGCGGAAACCATAGCCACAAACCAAAGCACAGCCGCAATGTCCTTCGCAAACCAGAACTCGATGTATCGAATCATGCGCTCTCCAAGAAAGCATAGGGGCAAAACATCTTTTTGATCTCCAGGATCAGCCTGTCCTGTGCCATGCCTACCAGTCCGACAACTAGAATCAGGCAATAGACCGCATCCAGACGAAGGTACTTGTTCTCCTGGAGAATTAGAACTCCAATGCCGCCCTCGGATCGGAATAAACCCTCAACCATCGGAAGCATCATCCACCCCATGCTGAAATTTGTTCTAAGCACGTCAATAACTTCGTGGATCTTTCCGAGAAAAACAACCTCCCATAAAACTTCCCAGTCTCCCATTCCCAGCACGCGGGCGTCGTCGTAGCTTTCCTTTGGGATAGTACCGATAACGTCGATGATGGCCGGTACCGTGAACACGGACATAGCAATAGACAGCAGCACTACTTTGATGGTGTGGGCGTCTCCGAATACCAGCGTCAGGAGCAACGGAAGTCCGACGAAGCTATTGAAGCGCCCAGCCGACAGAAGTACGGAAAGAGGTCGCATCAATGGAAGACTCGCGGAGTAGGCCACAAAGAAACTAATAATGACGGTGAGGAACATAGCCTCAAAATTGAGGAATACGCTCGTCATCAACTCCTGCCCTAGGCCGTCCTGGAGCCATAGACCCGGCAGGGCCGCAGGGATAGACCACGGAGAGGGGATGAGCGCCGGAAGGGTTAGCCATCCAAGGATAGCTAACCCAAACCATAGCACCCAGCCAAGATAGATCTTACCGGCCAAGGACCAACTCCACTCTTCGGTTCTGCGCTCTACCGCTCGGCGTGTCGTTAGATGCAACCGGGTCCTCTTGGCCGTGAGCCACGGTCTTGAGCCTTGCCGAAGAGGCACCCTTTTGCACAAGGTATTGAACAACCGATCCGGCGCGTTCTCCGCTGAGGGTCATGTTTCCTTGCGGATTACCGGTGGCGTCGGTGTGACCATGCACCACGACGCTGAGGTTTGTGGTAATCAAGTCGCTGTAGATGTTATCCAGCACTGGAATGCTGTCCGGTAGAATCCGCGCCGATCCGGTTTCGAAGTTGATCGAGTAATCACGATGCCCGATAACCTCCTTCAGGGGACCACTGGAGTAGCTTACGGTCTCCGCCGCTCCCTTGTCCTCGGTCTCGATTGACGCCGCTGCGGCCTGCAGGTAGCGCGTGCTTTGGATCTTCTGGACCGGTGGGAAATCTTTTAGTAGAGTCGGATACTGCTGTTTGACGATGTTCCCGAATGTTTCGTAGGTGGCCTTGAATAGATTAGGACCACCAGACAGGCCGAATAGCTGAAAGTTGTCTGCCATGTTAGAGGAGATAGATCCACCTAGGTCGATAGACAACCCCTGAGCGTCTTTCTTCGTGATGCCCTTGTACAGACGGCCCCAGTAGGCTCCGTCCTTTTCCTTGTAGATCGCAGCCGAGATGTCTCCACCCTTGGCGAAGGCTGCTGGACTGGAGCGTATCTGATCCGCTCCCTGCGCTGCCGCCGCGAGTATTCCAGCTACGATATCGGCATGAGCCGCGTTCCACTTATGGTTTCCGATGATAACGCAGGGCATCTGAAACACCGCGCTCCCGGTGCTCATGAGAGTCACGATCCCGCCGCGCTGTTCGGCCACCATCACGTCTCCGGGAGTCCACGTAACTACACCCGTTACGCAGACATGCTTTTTCTCAGAGGGCTTGTTCTTAATGGGAAGGTCCACGCAGAATCCAGAGATGTACTTCTGTGCCGCGTCGATGTAGGTATCGGCATTAACCCAGTTCACGGCGTTTGGATCGTAAACTCGGTCGTCTGGATTGTTGGGGACGTTGTTCTCATTCTCCCATCGCATCGCTAGGTTCCAGTCGCCGTCGCGGAGTACGCCAGCCACGAGACCGCCACGCGCCATCTGCGGAGAAGTCTTCCACTCAGGAGGACCCATGAACTTGTCTTCGTTGCGGGAGTATCCAGCCGATCCAACCACTTCGGCGTAGCAGTCGTCGCCAAGCTTCAAGAGCTTATCGTTGAGGGGGGCTAAGTATTGTGCCGCTCCGTCGCCCATGATATTAACAAAGTGCGCTCCGCTCGTCGGCTCCTCACCAGACTTGCAGTATTCCTTAGCAAAGTTAAGTTGCTCGTTCTGCATTTGGCTGGAGTCGTCCTGCCGGATAAGCTGCACCTGGACGCCATGCTTCTCCATCAGACTGCCTTTGGTGGTTTGCGGTCCACCGTTGGCGTAGTTCAACCCAAACTGCGCGTTCCAGGCCCACTCTAGCCACCTCACGGTCGGCCCGTGGGTAGCAGTGACGGGACTTGACGACGGCAACGGCAGAGCTTTTACCGTAGATCCCTCCAGCACTGTGGCTTGGACGATCTCCGCCTTTTGTGGGACCAGGGTTTTCAGTGCGCTCGGTCGGGGTACGTACCCATAATAGGCCGCCTCTCGATAACCGAAAAGAATTCCAACCGCACCAATAATCAGTAGAGCCCGCTTAGGGCCTGCCTTAATTTTCATTAGAAACCTCCTCCAGAATCGCAACTCCCGGAATCAGAAAACGCTCCCGAGTCAAAAGACCCAGAATCGCACGATCCGGTATCGCTTCCTCCGCCCCAATCAGACGAGGCACCGGCCCCGCCAGAATCTCCACCGCCGAATCCAGAAAATCCGGTGCTGTCCGGAACTGTGACATCGGCCTCTACTCCGCGCTCAACATCCACAAAAACCAATGGTGGTCTTTCCTCTACTACTACCACCGATGGACCCGAGTACCGAGAATACGGATCTCGATAAACTCCGTCCCTTAGACCGTAGTGCATGTCGTCGATGGGATCGGTATCGTGTGGAATACCGTGCTGCGGAGGCCACGGCGGCTTATTCCGTATAAGCTTGATAATGGACAGAACAATCAGCACTATCAAGAAAAGGAAAAGAACAGTAACAAATACCTCCATTGCTATTCCCCTTGAACCAAAAATAGGCATCCCATGATCCCAGAAGGGAACAGGAATAGAGAGTGGCAGATTACGTCACCGTCACACTCCTGCGCCAGCGCCTCCAGGGATTGGTCTAGTTCCTTAACGCTTACGTTGCGAACCTCCAGGTGAACCGGGTAGCGCTCTCCCTTGATGTATCCAACCGAGAGGATATTATCGATGAGGGAAATGCTCTTAATCTGCACGTCTTCGCGGACAGAAAAGTTCTTGAATTGCTGAGTGACCACCGCAAGGTCCCCGGTAAACGCCATAAACGTCTCGTGGGCCTGATCGATAACTGAAGCTACTTTCATTTGCGATCTCCTTTATTTGAAATACTCATCCACTGCCGGAACCGTATCACCAGCTTGAATCGAGAAGGTTGGCGAAGCTGCGGCAATCATCTGCTGCTTGCTAACTCCACCCTTCATGTCAATCTGCGAATTCTTAGAACTCCACTCGTCCAGCTTGTGCTGAACGTCGGCCAGCGCCGCCGCGTCGTTGAAGTCGGCCTTGGTGATGACATCCTTAGTCAGATCCAGTAACCCTTCTACCTCTCCCATGCGCTGAGAGTATTGCTTCTCCAAGGCTTCGGTAGCCATGTCGTCCATTTCCTTCTCTTGGCCCATGCCGCGAAGGATCGACCCAGCAGCCCGCATACCACCCAGGAAGCCTTTTGATTCTTCCTGGTCCTGTTCTTGAAGCATAACCTCGGTCTTGAGACTGGCTATCGTGTCGTCGCACACTTCCCCGTAGCGCCCCAGGACCGTAACGATCATGTCGTACTTCCCGGCGTGCGATTTCTGCTTGGTGATGAGCGCTCCCAGGCCATCTGATTTCTTGCTTTCGAGTGCCATAACGCGCTGTGCCTGCCGCTTTTGTTCGGCGCT